AACCTTGATAAGTTTGACGAAACTATGTTTGATTCGTTGTCTGAAAACATCAAGGAAACGATTAAAAAGTCACCTGAGTACCGCAGCATAGGTGAGCAATCTAAAGCGTACCAAGAGGCTTCTAGCGGGTCTGTAGCGGATATGGATGATGACGTACCGTTTTAGGGAGCTTATCTTGAACCAGACTGAGGAAGCTATCTTGATTTCTTGGCGGCTTCAGCAATGGTATCAAGGCATGGTTCTTGACCAAAGAGCCATGCAAGACGTACAGGACGCTATTGAGATGCTTAAAACCCTTGCTAAACAGGTAAGCAAATGAACAATAAAATTCGCAAAACAGAACATTTATTAAGTAAACAAATTGGAATTATTGAAAAAATTTGTAATTCATGCAAAATTATTAAACCAGTTTCAGATTTTTCTTTAAAAAAAACTATTTTAAGCGGTTTTTTGCCAAGAAGTGCTTGTAAAGCCTGCAGAGTATTAGAAGCAAAAAATTGGCGAATAAAAAACCCACAAAAAAGTCTTGAATATTTCAAACTTTCTTGCTTAAAAAATCCTGATAAACACAAAAAATGGCTTAAAAAAAGTTACCAAAAAAGAAAAGAAACTTTAAGTGATTCTTATGTAAAAGATTTGCTTATTAAAAAAACAACTTTAACTAGGGCGCAAATTCCAGTTGAACTTGTAAAAGCAAAACAAATTCAACTTCAAATTAAACGATTTTTAGAAGATCAAAATGAAAAACGTTAATGAGTTACGAGAAAATTTATCTAGTATATTTCAGCAATTGCAAAACAAATCAATTTCTACAAATGAAGCAGCAGAATTGGCAAATTTGGCAGGAAAAATGATTGCAAGCGCAAAAGTGCAACTTGAATATTATTCACTTCGCAAAGAATCTCCGGTTATAACTTTTTTAAAATCCGAAGATAAATAATATTAGCTAAACAGGTAAACAAATGAAGATTAGTCCACCCGCTTTTCCTACATACTTAGCAGACAACATGGCGCATGGCATGAGCTTGCGTGACTATTTTGCTGCTGCTGCTATGCATTGTTATTTATTAGAAAGCATGAATGATAACGAACGTGATTCAGAACCAATGTGGATTGCTAGATTTTCCTATGAAATGGCTGATGAAATGTTAAAAGCGAGAGAAGAATGATTATCAAAACAGCAGATTCAGAGTCAGGCCATTGGTACGCACAAGACGGGTCACCAGCTTATCGGGTTGTCGGTAAAAACGGTGTAGAACGCAATACTCGACTGACTGACGCAAGGGAACGTGGTTTAGTACCAAGCGTTACGACTATCAGCGGTTTGCTTGCGAAGCCCGGTCTGTCTAACTGGTTGCAACAACAAGTTTTGTTAGCTGCGTTGACGTTACCTAGAGCAGAGGGTGAGTCAGAGGAAAACTGGTTGCAACGTGTGATGTCTGACGCTAAGTCTACAGGACGGGAAGCAGCAGACCGAGGTACTCGACTGCATGGGGTGCTTGAGAGCTTTTATGAGGGAAAGCTGATTGAGTTTCCTAACTACGTTTACAGAGTGCATTCTGCGCTTGAGAGTCACTTTGGCCCTGCCAATTGGGAAGCAGAACGTAGCTTTAGCTGGGGAGGCTATGGTGGAAAAGTTGACCTCATAGCTGAAAACATCGTTGTCGACTTTAAGAGCAAAGAAGGTGATTTGAGTAAGATTACCCCTTACCATGAGCAAATCATGCAGCTAGCAGCTTATAGAATGGGTTTAAACAAGCCTACCGCTAGGTGTGCTAACGTCTACTTCACGGAATCTGGTGACGTTCGACTGATTGAGCATTCAGAGCAAGATTTATCTGATGCTTGGGAGTGTTTTCAATACTTGTTAGCTTTCTACAAGAAGAAGAACTCGATATAATCAAATGGCGGGGAACGCTAGTGTCCCTCCCTCCTTAGCCTAGTTAGTACCCGCACCCCATTTTGCAAAAAAGCAACAAAAGTGAAAATAACGCTTGATTTGATTATTTAGCTAGCTTAATATCACTACATGGCAACAACGCCATAGGATGAAAAGGAAGAACATGATAGCGAAAATTGAAGTGTGGTTTGATAAGTCCTACAAATGTTGGTATGTCACTTCATACAACGAAGAAAACAACCAATATGACGAATCTAAAGATTTTTACAAAAAGTCAGACGCAGTTGCTTTTGCTAAAAGTTTGTTACCAAAACTTGTAATTGAAACTAGAAATTAAACTTAACGGGGCGCAAGCCCCATCACTTAGGAAGAATCATGCACATATCACCAGAATCAGGAAGAAACGACAACATCCACGGTGACGAACAATACCGTGAGCATTTAGGTGCAGAAGCTGTTGACATCTACGATGTGATTTTTGCAATAGAAAAAGGTGGCAGCACAACTGACGGCACTAGCCATCACGAATGGATACATCACATCTGCGAAGGTGATGAAATCACTACCATCATGCAGCTTATCATCAAAAATCGTCATAAGCCTGAGTTTGGCGAAATTATGAACGAAATTGAAGCAGCTATTGAAGGGTGGTTGCCATGAAAAAGATTAGCCCATTTGTAAGCGAAAACAACAATTTAAACCGTTCTAACTACGGTTACTTTGCAGACCAATCGCATTCTAATTGGACGTTGCGTACACCAAGGGTATGTGAGCATGGTGCTTACGAACCAAATAGCGACAAGATACCTGTGTCAGCTTGGTTCGGTTCTGCGCTTGTTGTCGGATGTATCTTTCTTGCTATGTTCCTGTGAGGCTATGATGACCAAAATAGACGCTGTTTACCTGCATTTAAAGAAACATGGACACATCACAAGTTGGGAAGCTATAAAGCTATATAAAGCGACCCGATTAGCAGACATTATTTACAAGTTGAAAGCGCAGGGTTTTAAAATCTTTACTTTGATGGTTGAGGGTGAAAACACCCGTTTTGCACGTTACTTTCTAAAGGATAGAAAATGAAAAAGTACATTATTGGTGTAGTGTTAGCTTTATCAGCCTCCGCAGCTTATGCGGCTTGCGTTACTAACACTACGTTTAGCGGTGGACGCATGATTATGTGTACAACGTGTTGTTATGGCAACCAATGCCAAACCACTTGCATTTAAGCAAGCATTGTATTGGCTTTAACCTTTACCGCAGCAACCCGATTTAACCAACCTTTGCCATACGTTTCAAAGGTGTTTAAGCTGCGGTAAAAGGCTTCTTTTTCATCACTAAACCTGTCAATAAGCTCTACAGGGTTAGCAGCTAAAACCGCTTTCATGGTGATTGGCCCTAACCCACCATCCGCAGGAACACCTACCGCAGACTGTAAAAGTTTGATTGATCTGCCCGGCCCTGCATTCACACCCATATCAAACACCAAATAGTCGATACCAGAGGGTAGCTCGTCTGCACGAACAGCGTCCCAATACTTCTTTTTGTATAACGGTTCAACATCCGCAGGAGTCAGCTTCTTCATTTGCTCATGCGTGACTTGGTGTCCAATGTGCTGTTCCCAATTAAATTGAGTCACTCCAAGCATAGTCGAACCTTTACGTCCGTCTGGTAGTTTGTTGCCCGGATCACGTTCATCGTCCGTAAATCCTCCCTCACTAGCAAGCATTTGCTCAAACGCTTGTTTCCAATTACTTTGCATTCTCAATCTCCTTTGTTTTCCTACGTTCAACCATGTCAGCAACCTTTTCAACGGTTCTGCCACCAAAATAAAACGACATTATGATAATTCCCCATTGTCCCAACAACTCAACATACTGTTTATGGGTGTCCATATCAAACGCTGACATTAAAGCAAATGTAAAATAGCCTCCCAAAATGATTAAAAGCGTCATAGGACGGATATTCTTTGATAGCCAGCTATCGCTACTCATATCCGCCAAATGACGCTTAGAAAGCTCTTGCTGTTCTGTGATGTCTGCGTTTAGTTGTGCAAGCTGACCAGATTGTTGAAGCTCTAATAACTTAAGTTTTGCCTGTTCCGCAGCGTTAGCGTCAGGAAAGATTTTGTCAATTATCTTTCCGCCAATGTTCAGAATATCAAGAATCATGCTATCTCCTATTTTTGCAATATAAGACCACGGGCTACAACTTCCATAATTGAACGTGAATAATCTAGGTCTGGTTCACCAGCCCAACCTACGGTAATTTGACCAATAAATTGACTAATATCAGGGGGGATAGACACCCTACAAGTAAAGCGAACACCTTGGTGAATGTACCAAAGTCCTGCTTCAGATTGTGGGCGCAAGTATTGACCACAAGGTATTTCACCAGCCATTAACTTAACGACATCAGCGTTATTAGCTTGGCTTCCTGAAAACAAGCCTACGTTTGCACCCTCTAGTATCTTGTGTCTAATACCGTCTTTAGCGTACGCTCTGACCAACACACGCTTGTTCAATATTGGGTCTACAGCAAAGATAGCTACGGTTTCTGCTTTTGTTTCTCTAAACAGCATAGAAGCAGCAAGATCAAATCTGCTTTCATCTAGCTTGGGTAATTCTTTGCTTTTGAGGT